CGGTGATCTGGCCGCCGCCCTTGAGTGTTTCAAACGCCTGCAAGAATTGCTGTCCGCCGATCTGGTCAAGCAGCACTTGGAAGTCCGCCGGCGCCGTGCCGGGAACCTTCGGCAAGATACTACTCTTGCCCGTGGCGTATTGCCGCCCAGGGTGCGTCTTGGTTTTTTCCAGCAGGTCATCCATGTAGGACGCCGTCTCAAAGGTCTTGCGCATCGCCTTCATGCGGTTTTCCTCCAGCACATCCGCCTCAGTCTTCAGCTTGCGCGTCTGCTCTTGGCGAACTGGGTCGGCCTGCATGATAGCCACCTTGCGGTCTTGCTCCATGCGCGACTTTTGCTGACTAAGGATAAACTCGGCAGCGCCTTGGGGAGTAAACTGAATGCCGCGCTTGATGGCGCGAAGGAGTTCCTTTTGCTCGTCGGGCAGCGCATCGAAATCTTCCGGGCTTTGCACGCGCAGCGAACCGAAGTCAAAAGACATCCCAGTCGCTGGCACTTCCATCGCTGCCGTGTCGTTGAGGATCTCCTCTGGGGCGGACAAATCGTCCTCGTAGGCCGGGACGCCGTTCATGTCGGTCACGCCAGCCTCGAGCTGGGCAAGCGACATGCCGTTGTCCATGACAGGGAGAGGCTCCTCGTCTTGGTAGTATGGAGGCTGTTGGTTGCGTGGAGGCATATTAGCGGTCTTTGACGTAGTCGAGATTGACGTTCTGCAGCATGCCCATGGTTCCCTGACCTGCGGCGACCTTGGCCTGCGCGTCCGCGGCAACCCGCGCCATCGGCATCCGCGCCGTCAGCCCTTGCTGCGCCGCGCGCGTCTGGTTGTTCATGCCAGCAATGCCCAGTTGCGAAATCGCCCCAAGGTTGTCGAGAATGCTCATCGAGGCCAGCCGGCGTGTGCGCGGGTCCATGCCCTCGAGCGCGGAGGAAATCTTTTTCATGCCGGGATACATTTGGCCGATGGCGTTGATGGCATCGAAAGCCGAGTCCGCCTGGGCGTTGGCCTGACTGACGTTGCCGACCATTCCGCCGATGGACGCCAGCGCCCCGCCAATATCCTGGCCCATTTGTCCCATCATCTGGGCATTGGTTTGCGCGGCGCCCATCATGCCTTGGGCAATGATGCGTCCGCTTTGGTCGTTCTCTGTCGGGTTGTATGCAAACATAGTTTTGTCTCTTTCTAATTAAGCCGCCTTGGCAGCCATCAATTCTTCAGCGAGGGCGGCGCCGATAACCGCTGGTTTGATGGCCAGACGTTTCTTGCCCTTGTAATCGACTTCGGCGACAGCCTCCGGCAGCACCTTCTTCACGTCCTGAGCCATGAAGCCCTTGTGCTTCTTGTCCTCGCCCTTGTAGCTGAACTCGTAAGCGGTGAGGCCAAGCACGCTGCCAGCCTTGCCTAGCGGTTTGATGTCCTTTTTCATGCGCTTGTCGCTGAAAGCTAGTGCCATGCCCGCGCCAGACAGCAGGCCGCCACCGAGACTTCCGAGTAAACCCATGGTGCCGGACTGGCGCATGGCACCCGCCTGCGCATTCGCCGCCTGCACCGCCGCATTGTTATTCATCCAGCTATTGAACTGGGACGCCTGCATATTCCGATTAAACGTCTCGACATTTCCGGCAGTTTGCAGCGAGTTGTTGAACGCATTGCTCGCCATGTTGGTTGAGCGATCCAGCGTGGCGCCTCCAAGCTGGAACGCCGCATTCAGCCCCTGCCGATATGGGTCCATGTCGCCATAAGCACCGGCCAGACCGATACGCCGCTGACGGCGGGCGAGGTCAATCTGGTTGGCTCCGAGAGCGAACTGACGGCGCTGGTCGAGACGCTGCTGCGACATGGCATCGCGGTTAAGGATCTCAGCGGCAGACGATCCAGCGCTGGTGCCGAGACCGCGAGCGGCGAAGGCGGCGCGGGCCGACTGCTGGGCGGCGCGCTCCTGCTCCGGTGAGAGCGAGCGTCCAAGGGCCAGCTCCTCCTGTGCTTGGCGCTGGAGTTCTGCCTCAATCTGGTTGGGCGCGCTGGCCGCGTCTAGTTCGCTGCCGATGACTCCGCGCGCACGCTTGAAGTAGTCATTGTCCAAGCGGCGAGCCATCTCGTCGGCCGTGCCGAATTGCAAATTGGTCATCTGCGGATAGAGGCCGAGGGCGGCCTCCATCTGGTCGCCGAGCATTAGCTTGCCGTATTTGCGGGCAGCACCATACATCGCCTCATAGTTAATCGGTGCCGGTGCCGCTGGTTGCGGCACGTTAAACGTGGCGCCACCGCCACCTCCTCCAAAAACACTTTTTACTACATCTCCCATATTATTTCCTCCTCGTTGCTTTAGTTAATTTATCCCAGTCGTAAGCCCTCACGCGGTTGTCCTTGCTCCCACGAAACCAAGAAACCCAAGGCTGCGGATGCGGGAACACGCGCATAAACTCCCCGCAAGCATTTGCGTGGCCAGTAGAAGCAGCCAGAGTGACGTGCCAGCAGTTGCTTTCGCCTTGCTCAAATTGTTGCTCCTCCGCGTTCCACCGCACAGCGCGGGCCAGCAGAAAGACTTCCGGTGTGGCGTGGACTAAGCCGCTGCTCAAATGCTCGCCGACAAGCTCCCAGAAATCTTGCGCTGAGTGGTTGTCCCACCAGTGTTTTGCGCGTTGCCATGGGGTCATTCTTAGCCCTCATACATGATGTTGACTTGGCCCGCGTCAAACGATGCAACGCCGCTCACAGCAAAGCGAAGGCGGTCCAAAGTTGCGCTCAACGTCTTGATGCCGGAAACAGATTGAAGCTGCACCGTAGTAAAGCTCCTTGCTACATTGCCGCTGCAAACCCATGTATTTCCCGAAAGATTGGATAACACGATCAGTCCACTACAAAACTCCTCAGCTCCCGTTCCCGGATAAATAACCAAAAACCCATCGCTGAGAGCACCGATTGTTCCAGATCCCGTGCCAGCGACTACTCCAATATTGCCAACATAATCCGAGGTTTCTATGCCTCCGCTATCCCCAATCTGCACCAATGCTCCTGCGTTTGCCGAAAGCGAAACCCCATTCAACATCACGGTAATCCGCCTCACCCAAGACGGAATGCCGGTGAAGTCGATGCTGGTGCCGCTGTTGGTGGCTTGCACAGTGGCGAGTGTGAGCGGTTGAGAAAGTTTTGCCGGAGTCACGTTCGCGTCTGCAATCTTGGCCGTGGTCACATTCGCGTCCAAAATCTTCGCGGTCGTCACCTCATTGTCAGCGACCACGACAGTCGGCGCGGCGGCGCTGTTGAGTTTCGCGGGGGTGACGGTTTCGCCTGAGACCCAGTTGTAGGATGCGGTTACGGTTGCCATGATTGTTCTCCTTGGTTGTTAAGCTGCGTTGCGCGTCTCAGTCGGCGGCATACTCGATCCTGCGGCTTCGATTGAGACGTTGCGGATTTCCGGCCGGTTGGCCGTGGTTAGAAATTCAAGCTCGCAGTAATGCGCTTTCTGCCGGATCGGTTGCTTGAGCGTGTAGTCTTCGGCCAAGCCGGACGTGTTGGTCTGCCCGGGCACCAGTGTGATCGTGGCGTCGGGGTTGATCGTGATGGCTTTGACCGTGACCGATCCGGTGTTGGGCAGGACGACATCGGCGAGGCTGCGGACGAAGCGTTTCGTTGACATACTGCCCATGCCATAGCGGCGAGTGACGATGCGACCGGGAACCGGCGTGACGACATCGGCCTGCACGTCGGGCGACTGGTCGCCTTCCTCGATCTCGTCGAGCAGCATGAGGCGTCCGGCCTTGTTGCTGACAAAGAGGCGGCGCTCGTTGGCTCGGGTAGCCACTACGAAGTCATCCACGCCGAAGCCGTAGATGTCGCGGGTCTCCCACTGCTCGTTCAGCGCATTGTAAATGAACACTCCGTTGTTGTTGTCGGCACCGGCGAGCGGGACGGCCAGATAGTAGCGGTTGCTATACCAGAGGCCGACCGAGTTCTTGAGCAGTGTTGCGTTGAGGTCGTCGAGCTGGTTGGCGATGGGGTCCGAGAGAGGCTTGGTGTCGCCTCGCAACTTCAAGTCGAGGCGGCTGTCGAGGCGATAGACACCGGAGTCCGAGAGGAAATAGACAAACTGCCCCGCTGTGGCGATGGACCGGCGGGCCGCGCATCCGACCTCATCGGTGAGGAGCGTGAGCTTACTGAGCGCCGTGTCGATGGCCGTGCTGGCGCCGTCCACGCTGGCGAATTGGTTGACCTCCGCGAGCCAGATGGACTTTCTACAAAAGACGAGGAAGCTGTTCTCCACCCAAGGATGCACCGCGACAACAAAGTCATTGGAACCCGCACCGGCGCGGAAGGACTGCCAGTAAGGATCGTAGGTGTTGGCGTCGAGGATGTCCGAGATGAGCACGTTGTTCTTGCCGTCAGGAAGGACGAGGCGGTTGTTGACGTAGGTGCCCCAAGGCGTGCTCCGCATGGTCTTGTAGGTGGCCGAGAGTCCGGTGGGCACGCCTGCGGGGCTGCGGACGAAGGACGTTGCGATACCATCCCAGTATAAAGGTGCCTTTACTCGGCGGATGGTGCGTCCGCTGGTCGTGGCGTCGGTCGCGGTGCCGCTCGGCACAGTGATCGTGAAAGAGTTCGTTGACGCCGTGGCGATGTCATACTCCACGCCGTCAAAGGCCGCGACATTGCTCCCCTCGATGCGCACGCGGGCACCGGCAGGGAATCCGTGGCCGGTCAGGTTGACGGTCGCCGTAGTGGACGCCACCGTGATGCCGCCGGTGGTCACGTTCTTAATGACCCAGCCGGGACGCGAGGCGTCGGCTTCGCGGAAGAGGTAAAGGCGGTCGTTGGCCTGCACCATGCTGACCGTATCGGTCGGCTCGATGACCTCGTCCGGCGATGTCGGGTAGCCCAGTTCTTGAGGCAAGACGCTGATGACGATGGTGTCGCCGTTCTCGTCTACGATTTCCTCTCCGGTATCAGTGACAAGGAAGCCGCCCGCCCAGACACCGGCGAAGGACTGGTTGTCGTCCAAGAGAATCGTGTAAGCGCGGTCGCCGCCTGCCAGCACGACGATCTCCGCGCTCTGCACCTGATCGGGTGAGCGGTAGACAGATGCCGCAAAGATGCCGCCAGAATAGACGCTCTGCACCACCGGCGCGTTGGGCGCAGGGTTCAGCACAAAGGGAACCGTGAGCGGCGAGCTGGCAACGCTGATCGCATCCGCCATGCGCTTGGCACCCTTGCGCGTTACCGCCACTCCACGATCCAGCCGCATATTCTCCGAGAGCTGGAGCATGCCAGCAGGCAATGCCACCGGATTGATGCGCGAGGCATAGCCTGCGAATCCGGCGTCACCGTCGCGGAGGATGGGGCTTTCGAGAGGCATTTAGGTGTTAGCCCTCATACATGATGTTGACCGATCCTGCGTCGAAGGTGTCGGTGCCGTTGACGGTGGTGAGGCGGATGCGGTCGAGGGTTGACGCGATAGTAATTTGTCCGCCTGTTGAATAGGCATTTGGACCGTCTGTTCTTCCAAAAGATCCAAAGCAGACCCAAGCGTTTCCACCAATGCTCACAATTTGCATCGCACCGGAATACTGAT